TGGTTAATGTGGCAACTACGAAGCTTGTCTGGTGGATATTGATAGGAGTAGCAATATGTCTTATTGTTGGTGTAACCTCGATGGCATACGTAGAGACCCTATACATGAAAGCACACGTCAAAAGAGCCGAGGCAAGAATCGAAAAGAAGCTCGCTGAGTTGGAAAGACTTAAACAAGAATTGAAGGAAAGTAAATGAATGAACTACTCGGTCTTCTCAAGGGTGTCGCACCCACGTTGGCAACTGCTGTCGCTGGTCCTTTGGGTGGCGCTGCTGTTACCGCTTTGGCTAATAAGTTTGGCGTTTCTGATTCCGTCGATGCTGTTGCTAAAGCTATTGCGGGTGACCCAGCTGCAGCTCAAAAACTTCAAGAGCTAGAGCTAGAGATGGCAAAGATAGATGCAGCCAACACCGCGGATGCGCGTAAGATGAACTCTGAAATCCAGAACTCAGCTACAGCTTCGTGGTTAGCTAAAAACATCGCATACGTTATTGACGTCGCCATCATCGCTGGCGCTTTGACTATGACTTTCGTAGTATTTATCATTGGAGTTCCAGAGCAGAATAAGAGCATGGCGTTCACGGCTCTAGGCTCTTTGTGGACTTTAACAGGCACCGTGGTGAATTTCCATCGCGGATCAAGTGCAGGCAGTAAAGCAAAAACTGAAGAATTAATGAAAGGTGTAAAATGAAAGAGCTTTTATTAGCATGGCTTAGTAAGCCAAAAGACAAACCAACCGTAGAAGAAGTAGAAGTCCAAGTTTGGGCTTTCGTCGTTAAATCTATTACAGTTATGGTGCTAGGCATCGCCTTTGGCGTTCTGTACGCTGTAGCTCTAGTTCCAGAAGACAACGCATTAGCCCCCATAGATGCGGTGTTCTTAGAGATTTTAAAAGCCATCGCTTTCATGGGGGTTGGAACTATGGGCGGCATATCAGGTCGCAAAGGTACTAACGCTATCGCAAAAGCAATTGTAGGAGAACAAGATGAATCTAAGTGAGCACTTTACATTTGAAGAACTAACCCACACTGATCACCGCGATCTTGACAATACGCCAACTGAGCACGAGAAGTGCATTATTGACGGGAAAGAAGTTGAGGTGAACGCGATAACCAACCTCTCAAGGCTTGCAGCATTCCTAGAGGAGGTCAAAACTTTACTGGGAAACAAACCCATTATGGTCAACAGCGCGTTTCGCTCTGAAGCTGTAAACACGGCAGTTGGATCTAAAAACACTAGCGATCACAGACGTGGATGTGCGGCAGATCTTAGAGTGCCAGGCATGACTCCAGACGAAGTAACGAAGGCTATCATTGGTAGTTCTTTAAAATTCCAGCAAGTGATTAGAGAGTTTGATCGTTGGACGCATGTGAGCATACCCACGCATGAAGGCGACGCGCCCAAGCGACAAGCTCTTATCATAGACAAAGCTGGCACTCGCCCCTACGCGTAACAGTTATAATGAAGTCTGTAGCTAAAAAGCGAGGTAACTGGTAATGACTGCCGCATCTGTGATGACGTATGACTCTTTGACAGAGAATATCCAGTCTTACTTGGAGCGTACAGACACAGCGACTATAGAGAAAATCCCGTTGTTTATTATGTTAGCGGAACAGCAGATTGCTCTAGATATCAAGTTTCTAGGTAATCTGACAGTCAACACTAGCACTACAGTAGCAGGGGAAAACATAATCGCTAAACCTGCGCGTTGGCGCAAGACTGTCTCTATGAACGCTACGGTAGCGGGTGAGCGTACTCCAATCTTGTTGCGCAAGTACGAGTATTTGCGAGAATACTCGCCTGATCCTACGGTGACGGGAACTCCGCAGTTTTATTGTGACTACGACTACACGCACTGGTTGCTTGCTCCAACTCCTGACGCAGTATACAATTTCGAGGTCTTGTACTATGAACGCGTACAACCTCTAGATTCAGCTAATCAATCAAACTGGTTTACCGAGTACGCCCCTCAAGCGTTACTATACGGCTCTTTGCTACAAGCTATGCCGTTCTTGAAGAACGACCCTCGCGTTGGGTTGTGGCAAACGCTCTACGGGCAAACTGTAGCTGCACTCAAGAACGAAGACTTAACCCGAATTGGAGACCGTCAGGCGACGGTTCTTGACTCATGAGCAGTTACAACAGCCCTTTTACTGGACAAGTAATTCAACCAACCGATGTAAGCTATCGGGCGTTCACTATGACCGCAGACACGACTCTGTCGTGGCCACTGAACGGTAACGCTACGGCTAACTATGCTGCGCGTATCATGGAAGTTACCGCTTCTAGCAGTGGGTTATCTTTGTACATGCCCCCAGCTAGTCAAACCTCTGTCGGTACTGATGCGTTGATACTGAATGTAGGGTCTAACTCTTTTACAGTCAAAAACTATGATGGCGGCACGATTGTATCAATAGCTGCTGGACAAGCCGAATACATCTACGTAACGACTAATGCAAACACCGCAGGAACGTGGGGTATCATCGCTTTTGGGTCAGGCACTTCAACTTCAAGCGCTTCGGCGCTTGCGGGCTCGGGTTTAGTTGCTCAATCAACTACGCTCAACCAAAGTCACCCCACCTCGGGCTTCGCCACAGGTTACACTTTCACATCGGCTGATAGAGCTTTGACTAAACTGTGGTCGGGCGGTGCGGGAACAGCAACCCTACCTTCAGCCGTAGCTACAGGTGACAACTGGTTTATTCTACTGAAGAATAACGGTACAGGCTCATTAACTGTTTCGTGCTCAGGTTCTAACACTATTGACGGCTCCGCGTCTAAGACGTTTAACCCTAACGAGTCAGCTTTTATCATTTGCACGGGAGCTGCGTTCATATCCGTTGGGTATGGCACGAACTCCTCATTTGCGTTTACGGTGCTGACAAAGTCCATAACTTCTGGGGCTTACACTCTAACAGCAAACGAGGCAGCCAACACTATTCAAGAGTACGTAGGAACTTTGACAGGTAATGTAACTGTAACTTATCCACCCGTAGTCAATTTATACGTCGTCAGTAATCAAACTTCTGGCTCATACACTTTGACTCTAACTGCGGGCGGTACTACGGCTACAGTTCCAACTGGTGCGCAAGCAACGCTATTTTGTGATGGAACAAACTTCTACAACGCTAACACCGTACAAGCAGGTTCTACGGCTATCAGTTTGATCAGTGGATCAGCAGCGTCGCCTGCTTTAAACTTCTCAGCTGAATCGTCTACAGGTATCTTCAGACCAGGAACAGGACAATTTGGTATTTCAATACTAGGAACGTCCTACTTTGTTTTCAGCGCTACAGGGTTAGCCGTTACAGGCACAGGTAACTTTACAAACGGTATTTCTGGGGGCACGTTCTAATGACTTTAAAAGTCTTTGCCCTAGACACAAAAGCTGGAGTTCAACGCGACGGCACAGTGTTTGACATGGACTACTACAGCGATGGGCGTTGGATGCGATTTCAACGCGGACGCCCTCGTAAGATAGGCGGGTATCGTGAAATTGTGAACAACCTAGCAGGACCGTCTAGAGGCATTTATGTTAACCCGCAAAACAGTTTTACGAACGTCTACAGCGGGTATTCAGACGGACTACAGTCGGTAAGCCTTAACAGCGTAGGTACTGGTGCTGGAGTGATTGACTTTACATTGTCAAACTTCACCATATCGGCTAATAACATGTGGCAGTTTGACGGCTTCTACGATGTGTCTGGCGCAGGCGTAAGCGTGTTGCTAGCCCATCCTGGGCAAAACTTAACCGCAATCGACAGCACTGTAAATACACCAGTCTTGTATGGCGCTACATCAGGCTCTACAATGTCTAAAGTCGGTGTCTTTTCAATCGCAAGTTGCACTAAGTCTACAGGCTCTGACCATTTTGTATTGCCTGCAGCAGACGCTAGAGTAGCTGCAGGACAGACTGTTTCAGGAAATGGTATAGCTACTGGTACTGTAGTTACGTCAGTTTCTGGAACCCAAATAAATATATCACCGAACACTACAAACGGAACTACTGCTACAATTACTTTTGATAATAACATCAGCGTTTCTGGTGGAGTTGTATCTTTGCACCCGTATGTATTTATATACGGAAACAACGGCTTGATTAAAAACTGCGCAGCAGGCGATTTGACCGACTGGGTATCAGCCGATGCCAATGAGGTAAATGCGGCTACAGGTAAGATTGTTCAAGGGTTGCCCGTTCGCGGTGGATCTAACTCACCTTCTGGACTTTTTTGGAGTTTAGACAGTTTAATACGCGTCTCTTACGCACCTACAAGTATTACTTCAGGCGCAACGACCGTAACTCAATACTGGCGTTACGACATCGTTAGCTCGCAATCTTCTATCTTGTCTAGTCAATCTGTCATCGAGTATGACGGTATTTACTACTGGTGCGGTGTGGATCGTTTTCTACTGTATAACGGTGTTGTAAAAGAAATACCTAACAACTTCAACCAGAATTATTTCTTTGACAATTTAAACTACGCTCAAAGACAAAAAGTCTACGTCACTAAAGTCCCTCGCTTCGGTGAGGTTTGGTGGTTCTTTCCATCTGGAACTTCTACAGAATGTAACGACGCTATCATATACAACATACGTGAGAACTGTTGGTATGATGCAGGAACAGCATTAGGCGCTCGTCGCTCAGCAGGTTACTTCTCACAAGTGTTTCACTATCCTATCAACGCAGGATGGGAGGCTAACGCTACAGGCGGTGTGAACGTTGTATCTATAACGAATGGCGGTTCAGGCTATACGAACGGCACTTATAGTTACAAAGCTCTAACAGGCGGTAGCGGAAGCGGAGCCACAGCAACCATCGTTGTATCTGGAGGTGTAGTTACCACAGTGACTATCAACAACAGAGGAACAGGTTATACAACTTCAGACATCTTGAGCGCTTCAATTCCTGCAGGTGCGGGCTTTCAACTCGCCATCACAACCACTATGACATTTGTATCATTGTGGCAGCATGAGTTCGGAACTGATGCAGTGCAGGGAACAAAAGCTAATGCGATTGAGAGTTACTTTGTAACAAATGATCTTGGATTAGTAAGCGGTGGTCCTTCTCAGCCAGCGATGGTTGGAGATAATAACTGGTTACATCTAGAGCGCGTTGAGCCTGACTTTATACAGTCGGGTGAGATGGCTTTGTACGTAACGGGAAGACCCTATGCTCAATCGCAAGACAGCGAAAGCGCAGCGTATCTATTTGATGAGAACACAGGCAAAATTGATATGCGCGAGCAAAGACGTGAGCTTCGTCTAAAGTTCTCTAGTAATGTGCAAGGCGGTGACTATCAGTTAGGTAAAGTGCTTCTGTCCGCAGATACAGGAGACGTACGTGGCTACTAGCGCAGCGCTCATCTACGACCCTCGGTATCACGACTTCAACTCGTGGGCATCTTTGATGTGTGAGCTCTATGGAGCTCAAAACTTAGAGATACCTGACGGGGAGGCGACTTGGAAAAGCTGGGCAGCGGGGCTAAAGTCTATAGATCTGTTCAGCAACGAAGGCGTGCCAGGACCTTACGTCTTTGATAATTGGTACGACTGGGCAGAAGCCGTAGTCAACGCTGTAAACCCTAGAACGCGATAACGATGACAAGCCGTAAAGTTGAGCAAATGACTACGCAGGATATCGTACGTAACAGTGACGAGATAAAAAACAATCCTAATATGGATTGGAAAGAGACTTACGCTACATTGTACGAATCTTTAAAAGGTGACAAATACAGAATCATGCGTGAAAATAACACGCTGTTTTGGTACAGAATAGATGCCCCCTACACGGCTCAAATTTTTATCTTCAATGCGGATAAGCCGATACAGTTTTTGTATAATTTACGCGGATTTGGTAAAGCTATGCAAAGTGCTGGATTTCATACCGTGTATGGAATTACAGAAAACCCTAAAGTCATAGAGTTTTTAAAGCGTGCTGGATTTCCAACAACTGTAGAGCGCTTACCTGCTCTTCCAGATGGCACCCCTCAGTTCAAAGGAGTGTGGCATGTGTGATCCAGCACAAGAATTAGATAACGCAACTAAAGCTCCTGAGAAGTTTGTAAACAGTTTAAGTTCTGGCGCTCAAAATGTGATAAGCAGCGCCAACAAAGTTATTGACAATGTTATACGTAATCCGCTACCCGTGATTGAGACGGTAGCTTTGACTTGGGCTCTAGGTCCTGAAGGGCTTGCGCTAGGGTTAGAAGAAACAACCGCAGCAGCTATCGCTAACGCTGCCGTAACCGCAGCTAATGGTGGAAAGATAGAGAATATCGCTATCGCTGCTGCAACTTCTTACGTCAGCGCACAAGTCGGGCAAGCTGCTGGTAATGCTGCAAACGCGATTGAAGCTAAGACTCTTGAGCAACTGGGTCCTCAATATGCTGATCAAGCGTTGATCAAACAGATCGTTACAAGCTCGTCAGGTACTGCTGCGGCTACAGCTTTAAGAGGCGGTAGCTTTAAACAAGTGTTGGCTAGTGGTTTGACAGGCTCGGTTGATAGTTACATTGCTGACTCTTTAAAAGCACAAGGCTTCAACAACGTAGATACAAAACTACTAGCCAACGCTACAAGCTCAGCTACAAGAGCGATTTTAAACGGCACAGATGTAAGCACAGCGATAGGGCAGTCTATAGCTTCTACAACTTTGAGTGCGACTATTTCTGGTAAAGTTGATCAGATCAATAAAAATAACGAGATGGGTAAATCTTTTGCTGATCAATTTGATTCACTCAAAACCGCAGCCAGCGATTACTATACAAAAACTCTAGTGCCGCTTCAAGACAAAGCTCAAGGTATCTATGATAGTTTGACTACAGCAAAGACTAACTACGACACAGTTTATGCCAAATACAATGATAGCTATAACAGCTACGTAAAGAATAAAAATTATTATGAGAATGGTTTCGATACAAACGTTCTACCAAAAGGTACGACTAAAGATACGCTTCTAGCAGCAGCTAACGCAGACGCCGATGCGGTTAACGCTGCGGCTCCAAAAGTAAAAGACGCGGCAGCAGCGTACAAGACTTTAGCCGACTCGTATGATGCGTTGAAACCGACCGTGCTAGACGCTCAAAACACCTACAACACAAATTACGTCGCTAAGTTGACGGACATCAATAATAAGATTGTAGACTTGAATACAACTCAGACTACACTAGCAAAAGGCGTTGGTGAGGATGTAGTCAAGTATCAAGAGCAGGTTAAAAATGACGCCACAGGTTTAGCTCAGAATATCGCTAAAGATGCGGTAGATCAAACAAAGACCGCGACTATTCAAAACATTTTGACAAAATACGGTGTCAATCCTACAGACACAAATGTAGTTGATACGTTGAAAACTGGAGTAACCGAGCAAGGCGTTGAACAGTCGGCAGCGAACTATGCAGAAGCAAAACGATCACAAGATCCTTTGTACTATGATGCTGTAAAACGCGCCTATGACTATGCGATATCGCAGGGTAAATCACCCGCAGAAGCGAGCGCTTTTGCCACAGCGTATGGAAATAGTGACTACGGAGCTAGACTGCTACATACGTCTGACACGACAGGTCAAACTGAGCAGCCAACATTTAAGGTAGATGTGTCAGGTTATGCGCTTACGTCTGATGCTGACCCAGAAAAAGTAAAACAGTTTGTAGCCCCAGCAGGAACTAGACTAGCTTCTACAAAAGAGATAGACGATCCTAACCTGAACGCTTTCTATGATCCAACTACAGACTCTTGGTTGGTTCCTGAGAAGCCTA